CTGCAGGAGAGAACCAAGGATCAGCAATAGTATCAGTATTCGCACAAACACCAGCAGTGTCGCCGTTACAAGGAACGAATACGAACTGATCTGTGTATCTATTATACATGTACTTGTAGCCTGAATCCATTACTGCAAAAGAACTTCTAGTAGTATATTGAGCAACATCAGCAACAATCGCAGTAGCTTCAGAGCCAGAGTTGTCTACTACTGAATCCTCTTGTGGTGAAACGAATACCATGCAGTCTTTGCGTTCTTCTGCAATGTTTTCAATTACATAGTTACCAATATGAATAGACGCATCACCAACAAAAATGAGATTAACATCTACTAGTTCGTCATTTGCAAATAAGATAAACGCTCTTTCTTTGTCACCGTCAGTAATAGTGCCATCTGCACCAGCTGCTAGAGAAACAGTAGCTTCGTCACTAGTATGATTGCTATCAAATGTTGTGCCTGCTGCTAAAGAGCCCCAGTTGTTTGCAGCATTTGGATGATCTGTCCACCAGATGTACTCGGATCTTTGATTGATTACATTCTTATAGAAGTTTGTACGACCAACCGAATCCTTGGCATCAGATGCTTTAGATACACCAGCAAATTTTTCTAGAATTGTTCCAGGAATTCCAGAGAACAAACCTTCTTCATCGATTACGATGATGTGAAGTTCGTCTACACTTCCGCCTGCTGTTGATACGTAAGACGATGCACTTGGAGCATAATCAAACTGATCTTTATATGTCCAAGAAGTATAATCAGATGCATCTGCAAAAGAAACTTTTAGTGAGTTGCCAATAGCGCCTGGCCACTTAGCAGCCCACATGCCGTTGCCTTCGCCACCTGAACTGTAGTTCTGATCGTGGTCAATGTCATTCTTGATAAGTGTGCCAGTAGCAGCAGCACCATCAACACCCGCCGTTGCATTTAGCGAGGCGTCATTGATTGCTCTTACTACTTTCAATGTGCTAGTGTACGCTAAGAAAGAAGCTGCTGCGAGCCAAGTTCTGTAGTCAGTACCGGTAGTGGATGGTTTGCCAAATCGTTTTGCTAGTTCATTCTCAGAACTGATAGTAGTAACTTCTTCGGCCGGCCCCCACTGAAATATTCCTGCAGTGCCACCAATTGAGGTACCAACGGCAGGAACTACTGAAGTGAGGTCTCTCTCTGTTACCTGGACTCCAGGTGATAGCTGAAAAGCCATATTTATTCTCCTCGTTAAAAAATCAGACAACAATATTGTTATGTTTTCTCTGATTATTTATAACTTTTAATATTTGAACTTAGACTCTTTCAATCTTTTGCTATACTCATCATCCATTAACCAGTAATCTCCGCCTGCTACCCATGCTTCAGGCTCTTCATTGCTCTTTCTCATTACAAAAGGAGTAAGATTCTGTGTAATACTCTGCATTTCTTGTTTGTAAAGTCCTTCTCTGGTATTAACATCTACCAATTCTTTGAAAAATGGCATCGTAGATAGCCAACCAAAGAGAACCATACACATAACACAGTCGTCATTGTATCCTTCATCCGCTTGATAAGTGTTTCCCTTTTCAACAAATGTAGATATTTCACTGATAATATCAGCATCAAAAACTAAGAGTTTCTTTTCTTCCATAAGAGACTTGAAGTTGAAACAACCTTGTCTCTTTACTTGTTTAGATGTATTAACGCCGAGTCTTGTAGACTTACCAAAGCCTGGCGATACATACTGTCTAGATTTTTCTGTCACTGTACTAAAGATATTATCGTATTCTATTTCTTCGTGTAATATCTCTACTACTTGACCGCCTATATCATTGTTCTCGATAAGAACAAAAGCGTTATTATAATCTTGCCCAACTTTTGCTATAACATTTGGATATAGCATAGGGGCAATTTTGTTATTTCGATACTTAGCTACTACCTTGTAAGGCATTTCTGTAATATCAAAAACAACAAATGCTGAATAGTCACCGCCTATACCTCTAGCAGTGTCTACTGTAATACAATAATAATGATCTTCTTGTGGATCTTCATATATATCAACACCGTTTCCTTCAGGATTCTCATATAAAGGATCTTTAGAACTAAGTGTTGCGATAGTTCTAGCGTTGATAAGTGTGTTCGATGACCCTAAGAAGTCACACAATACTTCCTGTGTGAACTTGAGTTCGCCAAGAAGTTTTAACTGCTGTTCTGCCCATGCCTCATCTCTGCCTGGAATATCAGTATAAGGAATAAAGTGACTGACGAATCCATTCGTGCCTTTCTCTGCTTCATTCCAGAACTTCCAGAAGTGATTATAACCAAGAGGAGTAGAAGTGAGCAAAATCTTTGTAGTTTCACCAGCAGAAATTGTAGGATATACAGATGCGAAGAACTCGTCAGCAACATTGTTTGGAATAATTGCCGCTTCGTCAATGTATAGCCAGTTTACAGACTTACCACGAATACCAGATGTCGTTGTCGCTGCTGTAAATACTCTACAGTTATTCTCTAACTCAACGTCACCTTTGTTCCATGTCTTTACGCCTTGCTGCATCCATATAGGCAAGTTTTCATACATAGTTTGATAACGAAGAAGTACTTCTCTTGCTGATGCTGTTTTGTTTGCCATGATAGCAACAGTTTTATCAGCATTAAATATCGTGTAGTGAAGAATACAAGCAGCAGCAGTAACAGTCTTACCTTGCTGTCTGCCTTCCATCAGAATAACTTTTCGTTCGTTGACTATGATTTCAACTTTTTTCTTCTGACAATCATACAGTTTAAATAGTTGTAGACCATTATCTAGTGTCACAATATGACAATAGTTCTCAATAAAATAAATTGGATCTGATTGACACTTTAGATACTCTTTGATTTGTTCCTGAGTAAAATCGTGTTTATGTCCAATAGATTTTAAGTTAGGATTTCCGTGATAGGAAGTTTCTTCACTCATGCTCTATTACTTGCTCATCTTTTAATGCTCGTAGCAAATCTTTTGTACTGCCAACAAACAAATTATTATTTGTTACTGCATTGTTTTTAGCTTTGACTTCTTCGCCTTTGACTTTCTTTGCTTTGTCTTGTACGTCCATCATAGCATTTGCATTATCTTGTAACGCTTTGATAAGCTGACCTGCTACTTCGTATGCTCTAGGCTGGTCACTGTTTCTTGCAATGTGAAGCATGCCTTTGATAGCTTCTTCGCTATATTCAGCAGTTCTTTTCAAAATATCTCGTGCTTCTTGAAAGTCATCTTCTAAGTCTTGTTCTGCGTTTGCAGGAGGCACAGGAAGATTATTCACTTCTCGTGTTTGTTTTAGATTGCTCTCAAGAGCCTTTGTCTTGTCTTTTGTGTTAAACGTAGCGTCTAACTCTTCAAATGGATTATTCAATTTCATCACCAAAACTTTCTAAGATTGAAGTTATATATTCATATTCATCTGCTGGAGTTAATGTCTTATCTATAACACCATCGTTTCCTATTGTAGCTGTACTCTTAATTCTTACATTTAAGAAGTCATCTTTCTCGTACAATTTAGCAATAGATTCTTTAATTACTCCTACATTGTCAACAGGCCCGTAGAAGTTTAATCTCATTGTAAAGTTAAATGTCCAGATAATACTTTGTCTGTCAGCAAACTCGCCTTCATAGGTATCATCATAGTCTATGTTATCGAGTGTAATTTTTATGTCTCGTTTAATACCAAGCGTTGGCATCTCGTTGACAGTAATGTTAAAATCAGGATTGAAAAAAGGTAGTATCTGTTCTACAATTCTGAGTCCGTCTTCTTGATTCTTTGCAAACACATAAAGAGCAAGCGACATGTTGTAAGGCGTTGCTACATAAGAAGACCTTACAGTAGTTGTATCATCGCCCTCTCCTACTGCTTTGTTTCTTTGAATAGGAGAAACTTTGCGACTAGGATCATATGTTAGCTGCTGAATCTCAAATCCCATACGAGGCAAAACAATTGCTACTTCGCCACGAGATTCTGCATCAGGAATCAATGCAATACGAGACAAGAACTTCTGTTTTGTAGAATACGCAAGAGGCACTCGCATAACTTGTGCGATTTCCCCTTCAGTTGTTCTTCTTTCTACACGAATGTTATTAAATATCATTCCGAAAGCAACAATCGCTTTGCGAATATGTTCGTGATAGAATTGAGTATTTTTAAACATTAACCTATTTCTCCAAACGGATTGACTTCAGAGAAATCTAGAATATCATCAGCCTCATTTTCTAAAATGAAATCAGTATTATCAGTTCTTTCTGTAGACTTAGTAAGCGCATAGTCTTCTAGAATAATAGAAGTGCCATCTTCTTGTAGCAGAAGTGTACCGTCTTCCAACAAGAATTGATACAAGAACATATCGATGTTTTGTTCTGCGTATATGTTATCTATAACAGCAACGCCAGTGTTAATAACCTCAGAAGAATACTCAAAGGTTTCGCACTGTAGATTGAATACATTGATCTTGCTTAACTGATAGAAAGGATTTTGAAACTCTACCATTTTGATTTCAAGCATAGAGCCAGTGAGAGGAAAGAATAGTAAATCGCCCTCTGATGGTCTTGCTTCTAGAGAGAATTCTCCACCAGAAGTTTGTACCATTTGCTCCCATCTTCTTTTAGATAGAACAAACGTAGCTTGGTCTCGTATCTCAATTCCAAATTTTGTAAACAGTTCGCCTTGACCTTCGAAGCCATCGACATTCTGAATATACATTTCTAGAGGATACGCTTGATTGAACTGAGACAAAGTATCTTCGTCAAAGATGTCATCAGTTGCTACTTGTGTTCGTGGAAGATAGTAGATATCTTGGCCGTAGATTTTTAAGCTCTCAATGATAAGGTCTTCGATGAGACGCTGTTCATTGGTAGTTCCGCTTGTCAGTCCACTTTGAAAATAAAAGTTTGTAGGCATGATTTTATCCTACATAGAACGAAGGAGGGAGTTCGTAGCGAGATTGCATCTCGTCTTCTATAGCATTAATCTCTGTAATAGCCTCTTCGAAAATTTTGTCGCCGTTGAGCGTAACACCGCCTGGCATTTGAATTCCACCAAACTTCTTCATGTTCTCGCCCCACTGTCTTTTGATAAGAGCAGTAGCGTATTTTTTTAACCACATATCGTCATAGACTTCTGTGTATTCTTCTGGATCAAGAATTGCGTAAGCTTCAGCAACTACATAGTCACCAGGATCAAATGTCTTGTCCCAATCTGTGTCGATATATAGTCTATCGGTCTTCCTGTTAAAACGAATCTGTCTGTCACTGATAAGAAGTTCATCGAGTGTTTGAAGATGAGACTGAACCATGCTGTAGTAAATCATGTCAGCGCCCATCAGATTGTACAAATCGTTTTGTCTAAACTGATACTGTATGTCGAATAAATTGCCGTCTTTAGTGTTTGAAGTTGCAGCACCACCAAAGTTGAATAGTCTGATAACACCTGTAATGCCGTTACTGATAGGAATATACTTGTTATCCATATCACCTGCGACATACGGTGTAGTAGAGTCAAGGGATGCTATGGTACCAGAAATAGAACCTGTGATTGTTTCTCCTGCTACAAATACGCCAGCAGTATCTTCAACAGTTAGAGTTGTGCCCGACCCACTCCTTACTACTGTACTAGCACCTGAAGTTGAGCCAGTAACTCTGTCGTTATTTAGAAAGTTACCACCAGCAGGAGTAGTGAGATTGAGAGTAGAGCCAGTGATCTTATGCTGAACATAAGTTCGCTCTACGCCATCAAAATGATACTCTTGCCAAAGTTGAATGGCATCATCGATGCGGTCGTTGACCTGATCTTCATCAACATTAATCTCGATGACAGGAAAGCCAAGCCTACGCAAACAGTAGTCTATTAGCTCTTGTCTAGTTGATAATGCCATTCGTGCGTTCCTTCGGTGTTTCTTTTATTTATAATATTAAATACTATAGTCAGCAGCAAGTAAATTTAATACTTCTGTTTTTTCCTGTTCTGTTAGAGAGCATTCATTTAAATAATTCATAATAAAAGTTTCTGGACTATCTTCTTCAATATTATTTATTATATAGTCGTATGTTTCTGTTATGATATCCATAAATTCTCCTTACAATTTTGTTATTGTACAGTATCCATTAGAGGGTTTGTAATTGAATGCATTTAAATTTCCCACGCTTCCAGGATAAGGAGCGGTTACAGAACTTGGTGCGTAAAAAGAGCCATCACTAGTCCAAGCATTAGATGCCGCAGAAGCTATAAAACTTCCTCCACCACCGGAATAGTTGCTGTTGTTACAGTTACCACCACCAGAATAGCCGCCTCCACCGCCCGAACCGCCCCAACCGCCTGGTCCGCCACAGCCAAACCCACCGTGCAATCCTGATCGTGAAGATGGTTGTGAGGTATCATAGGTGGTATCAAAGTGTCCTCCCTCTCCTCCATTTCTAAAAGATTGCGCTCCTAAGAAATAATTATATCCTGACACAAATACTGGCCGACGTAGATCTCCTTTACTATTGCCGTCGGTGTAAAATCCTGCGGCGCCGCCGCCACTGCTGTCTGCATTATGTCCGCCACCACTAGCAGCATACCCGCCAGTGCCTCCGTTTGATCCTGATCCATTTTTACCGCTGGTGCCAGTATTTGCTCTAAGATTTTGATTATAGGTTGTAGTAGATCTAATTGTACCTCCTCCTCCAGCAACAATCAAAGGATCAGAAGTAGCTACTGAGTTTCCAGTGGCAACGAAAGTTCCTCCGCCGCCTCCTTGCCAAGGTCTTATACCATTGTAATATGACTGTTGGCCCACTAATATAAAAAGAATAGTTCCCGCTTCTAAAATAAAATTTGCCTGCATTATAGCTCCTGCTCCAGTATATCCTGAGCCGGCTGTATTTGTTCCACTTGCTCCCGCTACTCTTATTTTATATGTAGCAGTTTGCGGAACAGTCCAATATTGAATACCATTAACTGCATTATAAAAACTAGTATTATTTAACCAAGGATTTGTTGAAGTGTTATAAAAAGATTTTAGAGTACTAAGACTTGGGCCAGTTCTACCTACTGTATTTGCTGAACTAAAATCAAAAAAAGAAAAATCATAAAGTGCTGGTGCTGATTCTGAAGGCGGCACATTAGATATAAGAAAATTCTGAATGCCTGCCATTATGACACATTTCCGTTAATGACACAAAGTGTACTAGAGATAAAAAATATAGTAGCTATTCCTCGAGTTGCTAAAGTAACAGATGATACGTTTGTATTTGTCCCGCCTATATATGCAGTAGATATAGAAAGAGTAATTGTTCTATCGCCTGTAGTATTATTAAAAATAGAAACAACATCGCCTTCAGAAAATGTGCTGTTAGGCACAACAATACTACCGCCTGATCCTATCTGAACATATTTCCCCACATCATTTGTACTAAGTGTATATGAAGAGGTTTTTGTGCCTACTGCTGGAATATTAAGATATCCTATATTATTAGATCCAGCAGAAATAGAAGCAAACGATAAAGTACCAGAACCATTAGTAGTTAATACTTGACCATTAGTGCCGTCTGATGATGGGTAGATTAAGTTTTGAATTCTAACAGTATCTGAAGAGGGGTTACCTACGTATACATTCCCTGACCCACCACTTACATCAGTCGCATTGCCTTGAATATAAACAGTACCGTCAGTATTGGAGCCTCCACGAGCACCACGAATATATACATCACCAGCAGAACCGTTACTGCCGTTATACATACCTGTAATACTGGCGTATGAAATAGCCCCACTTCCATTCTGCCCACCAAAGATCATGTTACTCTGTAAGTCTAAGTTGCCGCCCAACTGAGGAGTTGTATCTTCTACAAGATTCGAGATACCACCAGAAGCATCAGCGAATGAAAGGTTACCAGAACCGTCTGTAGTTAGAACTTGACCATTAGCGCCGGCACTAGTAGGTAGTGTTAGTGTATAACCAGACCCTACACTAGAGGGAGTAGTAATTGTTACAGGGCTATCACCACTATTTGTAAATATTAATTCACCTCTTGATAAGACTAATTTATTGTAAGCGTTGGCGTAAATAACTCGACCTGATATAAGTCCAGGTGCATTGTCTTCATAGAAGCTAAGATTGGCGTATCCTGTTCCAATAGAATGACCGTTTGTATCTAAATTGGCACCAAGTTCAGGTGATGTATCTTCTGAAAGCTCAGAGATCCCACCACCACCAGAAGCTGCGGCAGCTAGTGAATAAGTGAATTCATCAGCGTTTGGAGCGTATCCTGGAGTAGATAATTGATAGATATATGTCCTGCCAGCGGCGTTAGTGCCATCATCAGCCTCTTCACCGTGAGCACTAACGATAGCATAGTTACCAGATATTGACACTGAATAACCAAAGTAATCATTTCCAGTTGTACCATAAGGATTAGGATTATCGAGCGTAGCAACTAATTCACCTGTAGTGACATTGAAGATGTGTGCTATACCTCCATAAGTATAACCTAGCGCATATGCACCAACAATAGCATAGTTACCAGATATTGATACTGCGTAGCCAAACTGGTCCTCATAAGCATAAAGTCTAGGGTTATCGAGCGTATGAACTAATTCACCTGTTGATACATTGTAGATGTATGCTTTACCTGCAGAAGAACCGCCATCAGAACCCTCTTCATAAGGTGCGCCAAAAATAGCATAGTTACCAGATATTGCTACTGAGTTACCAAAGTAATCATTCGCACTTGTACCATAAGCATTTGGATTATCGAGCGTATGAAGTAGTGTACCTGTTGTTACATTGTAGATGTATGCTTTACCTGCAGAAGAACCGCCAGCATCATCTTCACTCCAAGCGCCAACAATAGCATAGTTACCTGATATTGCTACTGAGCCGCCAAATTTATCCTCAAGACCTGTATCATAAGCATTAGGATTATCAAGCGTATGAAGTAATGCACCAGTAGTTACATTGAAGATATATGCTTTACCAGAAGAACTGCCACTAGCATCATCCTCGAATATAGCGCCCACAATGGCGTAATTACCAGATATTGCTACTGACTCACCAAAGTAATCACCAGCACTTGTACTATAAGCATTTGGATTATCTAATGTATGAACTAAAGCACCTGTAGTGACATTGTAGATGTATGCTTTACCCGACTGAGTGCCACCTCCATCATCTTCTAAAGATGCACCAATAATTGCATAGTTACCTGATATTGCTACTGAGGTACCAAATTTATCCTGAGCACTTGTATTATAAGCATTAGGATTATCTAATGTGTGAACCAATGAACCTGTTGTCACATCAAAGATATATGCTTTACCAGAAGAAAGACCGCCAGCATCGTCTTCATAACGAACACCAACAATTGCATATTTGCCTGATATTGCTACTGACTCACCAAAATTATCATTAACACCTGTATCATAAGCATTAGGATTATCAAGTGTATGAAATAGAGATGCTGCAAATGACTCGCCACTAGCAGCATCAGCAAAGGATAGCGTACCAGAGCCATCAGTTGTTAGTACTTGACCGTTAGAGCCGTCTGTAACATTTAACTCAGTAATTCCTACTGTATTTGCTGCGATTGAGGTCAAATATCCTGCTGTTGAATGGTCGCCCCATCCGTATGCAGTATCCCAATTGCTAATCTTTGTATTGTCTTGAGTCCATTTAGTAGCAATGCTATTCGTAATAGTTGTTGAGAAGTTAGCATCATCGCCAAGTGCTTCTGCCAATTCATTGAGTGTGTCGAGTGCGCCAGGAGCCGAATCAATTACTGTATTAACTACCTCATTAATTCTGTTATCTGTAGCTGCTGCTGTTAAAAAACTTGTGTCATTATCTAAGAAGGGTTGAGCGCCAGTTTGTATTGCGGATCTAGCAAAGTCTGATACTTTAGTTCCGTCAATAGCCTCAGTACCTTCTACTTGAGTTTCAATATCTTTTAGAGTGTAATTAACACCAGTAAAAAGTTTACCGTTTTTATTGTCAAAGAAAAAACTTCTAAGTCTACGAGCCATTATTGAGCAACCTCTGTCGTCTTAACTATTGCTGTCCATCGTATCGTTTTACTTGTTGCTCCAGTTACAAAAACATTAATCGCATTATTTGTATCGTCAGCTCGAACATCGACTGACAGCGCAACATCGTCTTGTGCTACTGCGATTTCGTATACACTACCTACATCAGCTACAGTTTCGCTAAAATTATCAGCGCAACCTTTTAGATGCCAAGAGGCACTTTCGCCTGTAGCATCTGTTCTTCGTGCTACAATAGATACTTCGTAAAAGACTGTTGTGTTTGTAGCGACAGGAATTCTTGTAGATGCTGTTGTCAGAATTTCTGTTTCAGTTGCGTCGGTGGTTGTGCCATGAAGAACATATTGATGTGTGTAATATGAATCAGTACCTTGAGTTAAGATACCATCTATGTCTATATTACCTGTGCCTGTAATATCATTTGAGTTAAGATCAAGATCGCCGCCAAGTTGAGGTGTAGTATCTTGAACTAAACTAGTAAATGTTTCGCTTGTTAGATAACTTGATAAGTCAGGAGGAGTATAAGTAAATACTCCAGTAGAATTATTGTATGATAGTGCTGCGGAGCCTGCTGAGTTAGTTGTTACACTTAAATCAGTAAGAGCAATGCCGCCTCCTGAAGCAGGTGAACCGCCATCGAGGCTAGACATATCATAAGTATTTGTAGCAGTAGTAAGATTTCCTAAATCAACTTCATCCGCAAAAAACACAGGTGTTTCTGTGGTAGTATTAAAAGAAACTATAGTTCCATCAGATTTTTTAGAAAATATTTTAGCGTCAGTTAAATTTAATGCCAGCTCACCTACCGCAAGATCACCTGATCCTGGAGTAGATGAGCTAGTCTCACTTCGTTTTACTTGATATACTATAGCCATAATTCACTACCTTAGTTCAACAATGTACCAGCTGAATTATAAACATCAATTCGATTATTGTCGATTTGAGTTTGAATAGAACTAGTTACACCATTTACATAGCCTATCTCTGTAGCAGAAACATCGCCAATAGAAGTAGTTGAAGGCAAACTTACAGTTCCAGTAAATGTAGGTCCTGCAAGTGGAGCTTTTAACGCAAGACTGTTAGTTACTGTAGTTGAGAAGTTAGCGTCATCACCGAGTGCTGCTGCCAATTCATTAAGTGTATCTAATGTAGCTGGAGCAGAGTCAGTAATTGTTGCAATGATGTTTGATGCAGTATCATATCCATTAGTAGATAGATATGTGCCTACATCAGAATCGCCATATGAAGCGGCTGCTGCAAGAGATAAAGTTCCTGCGGCATCATCATATGTTGCAGTGATGTTAGTGTGAGTAGCAGTTGTGAACATACTCGCAGCGGCATCTTGTACTTGTTCCGTAGAAACACTTACGTTAGATCCGTCTGCTAAAGCAATTTCAAAGCCGCCCTGTGTTGAACCATCGTGAACTACTAGGGTATCCTTAGTAGTATTGACGGTAACTTCTCCTTCAGCACCAGTGAACGATGCATGTTCGGCAGTAGTACCTCTTCTTAGTTGTAGTATTGTTGGCATTTTCTATTCTCCTAGCTATAAGTGCCGCAGTCAATATCGGTTATGTTTGCCGCAGGAATAGCTGTTCCACTATCCAGGTTGTTTAAGTCAGAACGCAACATTTCGAAACCACCTGCTGTACTTCCATCATGTAATACAATGGTATCTTTTGTTGTGTTTACGGTAATCTCACCCTCTGCGCCTGTAAAGGTTGCATGTTCGGTAGTAGTACCTCTTCTAAATCTAATTCTACTAGCCATTATGCGAGACTCCCGTAATCGATTGAGTTATAATCAGCTACATCTTGTGTGATTAGACCGTAGTCTTGGTCAGCATTAATTGATACTTTAACAATTGCTGTACCAGCTTCAGAATCAAAATCAACAAACATGTTTCCTGTTTCTGTGTCTGCAAATGCAAACTTTGTAACTTCGTTAGTAACATCAGTATCCGAAGCAGTAATACCAGGATTCATATCTACAACGGTACCGTCAGACTTCTTTACATAAATTTTCTTGTCAGTTGGATTGACTGCAATTTCGCCTACAGCTAGATCACCTGAACTCGGTATCGAGCCCTGTGTTTCCGACCGTTTCGGCTTGATTATTGTTGCCATTTACCGATTCCTCTTTTGTATTATTTCTGAGCTTTTCTTTAAGCTCTTTAATTTTATTCTCGGCATAATCTAAATCTTTTAGTAACTTAACATTTTGATTGAATAATGTAGCTTTTTCTTCTTCTAATTTTTTAGTATCAGTAGGTGCTTTTACTTGTTGCTTGGCTTCTTTCTCAAGTCTTGCAACTTTAGCTAATGCAGCATCCTTTTCTGTTTCAAATTGCGCTATAATTCCATTAGCTTGTTCAATACCACCTTCTAGTCTTGAAATGAAA